CCCGCGGTCGAGCTCGACGAAAACGACAAGTGGGAAAGGATCTGGAACAACCTGTTCCTGAGGAAGTGACGACTGCGCGGCCGGCATGCGGCTGCCAGACGCGCTCCCGGCGAGGGATTGAACTGCAGACCGGTGGCTCCCCGACCAGGGCTCGAACCTGGGACCTGCGGATTAACAGTCCCGGCCGGAAAAGCTACGAATCAGGGCGCTACTGGGAGTTTAGTTCCGCAATCGTAGCACATCAGCCCTTTGAAATCCCACGACTGACGCGGGCCTCTTTCGAATTGCGGAGCTATTTTACCGGCTTCACGCGGTCGCCCATGCGGGTCCGCGTGTAGTGCTCGGTCATCGTGACGGACCCGTGAGCGAGCAGCCGGCGCGCCGCGGCGATGTCCCCCAGGTCGCTCGCGGCCTTCGCGCGCAGATCGCGGAATTGAAAGCCCAGCACGGCGCCGGCAAGCTCGCGTTGACCGCTCTCCTTGAGAGCGAGTATGGCGGCAGTACGCGCCTTCTCGAAACGCTGCCTCAGGGCCCCATAGGTGAGCGGCTGGCCGCGTTCGTTGCGGATGAGGTACATCGATGCTACCCGGGAGAAGGTCTGCGCCTGGAGGCGCTCTAATAGAGCCGCAAGCTCGCCCTCGATCGCGATTCGTAGCTTCGTCCCGGTTTTGCCTTGGCGCACCCGCAAGCACCCGTCCTGAAGGTCCCGGATCGTCATCTTGAGCACGTCGGCCGGCCGCTGACCAGTGAGATAGGCTATATCCATCGCGTCGCGCGTCGGGCCGTCTGCGGCGTCCTTGACAGCCTGAAACTCGGCATCCTCAACGTACTTATCCCGCCCATCTTCCCGGAAGCCCTTGATCCCGGCGCAGGGGTTGGGCGCGTCGGTGTATCCCCACGCCCTGGCCATGTTGAAGATGTGGGAAAGCAGGGCCTTCTCGCGGTTCGCTCGCACCCGAGCTTTCTTGCCTCGGGCGTCGAGATACCCCCGGACGTGCACCGGCTTGATCTGCTCGAGCGCGAAGTCCCGAAATACCGCGCGCAGCTTCTTCAGCTCAACCCGGTTGTCGCGCTGGGTGCGCGGCGCTTTGGTTGGCAAGACCTCCCGCTCGTAGCGATCGGCAGCCATCCCGAAGGTGGGCGCAATGCTGGACTGCGCGAGCGAGCGGCCCTGGAGCTCAGCCCATTTGACGAGGGCCGTGGCAAATTCCCCGCCGAGTGGGATTTCGCGCCGCGGCGTGGCTTGCGTGTCAAAATAGTACCGACCCTTCCGCAGCCGCATCTGTGGCGGAAGGTGCAGGTTGACGGTCCGTTTTCTTCCCACGCGCACCATTATAGCTCTGAGAAGTCAGGAGTTCGAACTGGGGCAGCCTCGACGCCGCCATCGATCGCCGAGCGCGGGACGATGGGCTTGCCGCAGGCATTCACCCAGAACCGAATCCCGTTCTGACGGAGCCACTCGATCTGTTTGCCCTTCGTGGCCCGGCCGGTGAGGGTGCGAATTTCTTCAGGTTCGAGGAAGAGCATCTTCCAGCTCGATCAGCAGATCGATATAGTGGCGTGCCTTGCGCAGATCCTCGATACCGTTCTTCCTGCGCCAGCGGCACATGTACTTGATCACGGCGCCTTCGAAGTAGCCCAGTCCGTTCGCGTGGATGAATTCGACCGGTTGGATCGTCATGCTCTTGTAGTGATCGCCGCCCTCTTGTGTCTCCAGCGCGCTCAATGTGCCCTCCGTTTCATCGCTTCCAGCAGCAAATCCTGCACCTCGCGCTTCGTCTCGTGCCGCGCGAGCACCAGCTCGTCAACGGTATCAACCGCCACAATGTCGTAAATGAACACCGGCCGGTTGTAGCCGGCCTGGGCCTGGCGCACCGGGCCGATACGCTCGATGATCTGCTGGCGCAGCTCGAGGTCCCACCAGTGGCCGAAGAACACGATGATGTTGCCGCCGTCTTGCAGATTCAAGCCATGGCCGGCGCTCTTGGGGTGCGCGAACAGCACGGGGATCCTGCCCTCGTTCCAATCTGCTTCAGTCTGCGGATTGGCGTCGAGCCACCGGCCGCGCGGGAAGGCCTCACGCAAGCGGGCCAAGTCGGACTTGAACTGGTAGGCCACCAGCACCGGCATGCCGGCGGCTTCCTCGATGATGTCCTCCAGCGCGTCAAGTTTCGCGTCATGGACCGTGACCCACGGCGCGGAGTCGGTGCCGTCATCGTCCTGCTTGTAGACCGCGCCATTGCACAGCTGCAGGCACTTCATGGTTCGACTGGCTGCGTTGAAGGCTTCGATGTCGTGGCTGTCGAGTTGCATGAACAGTTCGCGTTTGAATCGATCGTAGGTGCGGCGCACCTTGACTGGCAGATCAACCTGCACGACGGTATGAATGGGGGCTTTGAGGTCGAAATAATCGCGCGGATCTAGTGTCAGGCACAGATCGCGCAGTCGCTCTTCGATCTGCTCGCGAGCATGAGGGAGAGGGCGCAACTGCGTATAGCCGTCGGTAGCCGGAACGGACTGAAACCAGCGCTGCTGAAAGGCGGCGAACGTGCGTCCGAGGCGCTGGCCAGCGTCCAGGAACCACGCCTGGCCCCACAGATCGATCAGACCATTGGGCGCCGGCGTGCCGGTCAGTTCGATGAATCGCTTGACCTTGGTATGGGCCACGCGGCCCAGCGCATGGGCGCGCTGCGTGCCTTGGCGCAGGCGAAAGCCCTTGAGCTTGGTGCTCTCGTCGGCGATCATGGTGGCGAAGGGCCAGTGGTTCTGATCCAGCAGCCAGGGCAAGTTCTCGTAGTTAATCGTGAAGACATTGGCGTCACCGTCTCGAAGCGCAGCCTTGCGATCCCCGGCAGTGCCAACGATCGACCGGACTTTGATGCCCGCCAGGTGCTTCCACTTGTTCGCCTCAGCGGGCCATACCGACTTAGCCACGCGCAACGGCGCGCACACCAGCGCGGGAGCACTCTCGCCGGCCAGGAACAGAGTATCGAGTGCCGTGAGCACGGATACCGTCTTGCCCATCCCCATGCCGGCCCACAGCGCGCCGCGCGGCACGTCGAGGAGATGATCGAGCGCCTGCTGCTGGTATGGGCGCGGAATGAAGGGCTTGCGGGTCACGTGAATTCCCCGCATCGCGCTGCCAGTATGCACAGCCACCGCGCCAGCTCAGGCGGTGTGTGTTCGCGCTCGGCACGGGTAACGCAGGGCAGTTTTTTCGATTTGATGCAGTGCGTTGCTTTGCCTGGCCGGTTCGGCATTGGCGGGAGTTCGACAGGGGCACTCGGCCGCGGCAAAGCGCAATGAGCCCACAAGGAGCTGCTCGCCGGATGCTCCAGTACGCCGCCCCAATGTCTGACGTGCGCAACCGCCAGCGGGGCGAGTTCCTTCTCGCCATCGCGCGGTTTAGCAAATTGACGAAGGCGCCCCCATGCGCGGCACGGCGGATGCGCGATCACCGGGGCGCCCCCTGGCCAATTCCGCGCATCTCTCTCTCTATCCCACACGTCGCAACCGGGGATGAGTTTATAGTTGCTGTCGGCGCGGGCGAACAAGACGGCCACTCTCATACCTTCTCCACGAACTGATCGACGCCCGCGTAAGTGTCAATGACCTCAACCTGGAAGCCCAACGCGCGCAGCAGGGCATGACGACGCGCCTGATGCGGCTCGGGCATCTTGCCCGGCGCCTTCAGTTCGACGAATGCGACACGGCCACCCTGCAACAAGCAAATTCGATCTGGCAGCCCGGAGAAGCCCGGCGAGTAGAATTTGAGGCATAGATGGCCGCGTTGCGTCAGCTTGAGCCGTAGCCGGTCCTCGATATCGCGCTCTCTTACGGCTCGCATTTGCAATCCACAATGAAGCGGATGCCCATCGCAGCAACCTGCACGGCTTCACGCACAGCGCCTTTCCGGTTGTTGGACTTCACGTCGTCCCACAGCTCGTCGAGCTCCTCGGCGATGACGGCGTAGCCTTCGTGCGTCGAGTTAAAAGGACCGAACTTCGCGGATGCTTGGATGTATTCCGCGCGCACCAGGGCGAGAGCTGCGTCCAGTTCTTGGCTACTCACAGTCTGCCCTCCGCGATGGCCGACGCGCGCACGGCAGCGAGCACAGCGGAGGTCTTGTAACTCGGCGCGTGGTGGGCGCAGCCTTTGGCATCGTAGGCCGGGTGCAACACCCAGCGGGCGCCGAGCACTTTGATCGCGCGCGCGCGTTTGTCTTCTTGAGTCACAGGGGTTTGATTCATGCTCACTCCTTGTGGTAGCGGGTTGCTTCAAAGCCGGCTGCGGCGAGAGGTAAGCCTTCAGCCCATGTCGGGACGGTGGCCATCAGCTTGGCCATACGCTTCGCGTTGTAAGAGGGTTCGTCGGGCACTTCAGCGATGATCTCGTCGTGCACCGTGAGCACGATCTCATAACCGGCGAGCTCGATCCGGGGCATACTGTCGGCGAGCACGTCGCGAGCTGCAGCCTGAGTGGCGTTCTCCGCGAGCTTCCCGCCGTAGGTCTTGAGCCGCTGCCACTTGCGGCTGTACTGATTGATGCCCATGTAGGACAGCTTCCCGTGCTCGTCGACCTGAGGCGCGGGGTAGCAAAGTGCTCGACCGCTGGGCAGTACGATGCGCAGCCACGCGCCATCCCGGCGCAGTTTCAGCTTGCGGCATGAGACGGTAACGCCAGGAAACTGGACGGCGCGCCGGGCGCTGTCCTCGATCGCACGCCAGAAGCTCACGATGTGGGGGTGTGCCTCGCGCCACAGACGCTTGAACGAGTCGCACACCACGTAGGCGCGCTTCGACAGACCGAAGGTGCGATTCTGCTTTTCGGCCCATTCCCATGCGCCGAGTGCTTCGCGCTTGGTGTCCTCGGTGAGGTTGTCGATCGCCGCTTCGGCCATGGCTTCGAGATCGATGTTGTAAGCGAGGCTGAACGTCAGAAACGCACCAACGCCACCCTCGTAGCCGAGTGCCAGTTCCTGCACCTTGCCGATCTGGCGCTGGCCCTTATCCACGGCGTCGGGTGCGATACCAAAGCTTTTGGCGTAGGCCAGCTTGTAGAGATCGTGGCCAGTTCCTGCGTCGAAGTCGCGAAAAGCCTGCAGTTTCCATTCCTCACCCGCGAGCCAGGCGAGCATGCGCCCTTCGATGTTGGACAGGTCAGCGACAACCAGCTTTCGGCCAGGGGGCGCGACGATCACGCCGCGGATGGCGGAACTCGCAAGAGCCATCACGTCATCGAAGACCAAATCCTCGACATCGAGCTTCATCGCCTCAATGGCCTGCTCGATCACAGGTTGCTCGTGCGTGGGGCGCGGCAAGTTCTGCGGCTGAAAGAGGCGTCCGGCCCAGCGCCCAGTGCGGCTCGCACCGCAGAACTGCAACAAGCCGCGCAACCGGCCATCACTACTCGCCGCCTCGACAACGCGCCGGTACTTGGCTGCGCTCGTCTTGCTCGCCTGCATGCGAATTGCGAGCAATTCGCGCAGTTCGGGGGGCAGCTCCGGGTCCTCGATGCGTCGTTCCAGCGTGCTGATCTGCATGTCGGGGAGATCAACGCCATACTCGCTCAGGATGTGCGCTAGCAGTTTATCGCGCTGGGTAGCCGAGTCCACGCCACCGTTGGTGATGTCGCGCGTTTGTGCAGCGAGAGACGCCTGGGCGCGGTCAGACGCGCGGATCGCTGCATGCGCCAGGCGCAGATCGACGGCGACGCCGCGATCATTGATTCGCTGATCCAGGCGCCACAAAGCGAGCTCGCCGTTTCGGTAGTTCCATGTCGGGAGCTTCTTGTAGATGGCGCGCATCGCGGCAATGTCTTGTTTCGCGTATTCAATGAACTCGGTCCACTCGGCCGGGTGCGTCGCACGCGTAGCACGGCGCAGCTTCATGTTTTTGGGGCGCGGCTTGCAGAAAAGGTTGATCAGATCCCGGCCGCGCTTATGCTTCATCTCGTCTTGCGAGATGCTGAGAATGTCACCCAGCGTGCCGAGCGCCCCGGGCAGGCCATGAGCGAGCGCCTGCGCCATCGTGTCGTGGATGTGGCCAACAGAGGGGCAGAGCGCCGGCAGCGCGTGGCTAAGCGCTACCCGATCGAAGCCCCCGCCGTTGTGCCATACGTTCAGCACGTCGGAACGGTTCAGAGTTACCAGCAGTTCGGACGGCGTGGCCGGCTGAGCCGTTAAATCCCAGCATTGCACGGGGCCGTCGTCGATCGCGTAGGACCACAACAGCACCTCAGCGCTTTCGGCGTACCGGTGCACGCCGTGACTGATCGGCGTTTCGCAGTAGGTTTCGAGGTCGTTAAACAGAATCATTTCAGTGAGGGCGGCAGGTTCAGCCTGCCGTGCGAAGTGCCGTTGACGGGCGTGACAGCCAACCACCGCCATCTGAAGGGGGTCGTCCCCATCCCGACTGCTGACGGATCGTGACGCCTGCTTGCGCCGCTGCCGGTCTGCATCGCCGTTTTCCAGCAATATCGTCGTGCCGCGTGCACGCCCGCGCCCTCACCGAAAGGGCCTCTCTAATTGAGAAGCTCAATCAGCCCCCGGTCCGTCTTGATGTCGCTCGCGAGCGCGTCGAGCATGTTGAGCGCCGCCACCTGAGCCCCGGTGAGCTGCGCCCGGGGTGTATTGGAGTCGATGGCGGGCTCGCACTGCACGCCGACATCAACCGTTCCGTTGATGTCGACCACCGTGATAACGATGAGCGCCATTACGTCAAGTCCGCAGCCGCGGCGCCTTCGCCCAGGTCGTCAAACTCGTCGACGCTGGCAGGACCGCCGCCCGTAAAGGCATCGCCGTCGCGCAGGAACTGCACCCCGGCGAGCGACGCATTCACGCGCTTGCCGTAGTTGTTGTCCTGCGCCCACACGTCGATCGACGCGTTCACGTAGCAGCCGGCGTAGGGCTTCCCGTCCTGCGGCGCGAGTGGCGTGCGGTCCTTGTCGATTACAAGGGGCCGCGTCGCGTTGCGGGTGGACACGTAGAAATTGCCCTCGTAGCCGGCGTATTCGGCCTTGGCATCACCATTGTGGATGCACACCTTGTCTGCCGCGCGCGCGGTCTGGAGCACGGCGTTAGCCTTGGCGCCCCACTTCTCGTACGCCACTTGTTCGATTGCGGCGTTGATGACCTTAATGTCGGGGTGCGTCGGCTCGAGCAGGAAGGACGCGGAGAAGGCGGGCTTGCCCTCGCCGTTCACGGTCTTGGCTTCGAACAACTGGGGGAAGGCGAGGCGGACATTACTCAGTTTTACTTTCATGGCGGTCCTTTCTGAAACGTTGGGGGTGCTGGGCCCTGACTCGATCGATGGCCCGTTGGATGGCTTTCTCGCGAGCGAGTGGGTCGCTTGACGTGAAGGGTGTTTGCGCAGCCTGCTGGAGCTGCACGGCCGCGTCGTGGGGTAGCACGCGGGCGAGGGGCGGGGTCTTATACAAGGTCGCAGTCCTCGAAGTCCTCGACCACGGGGGCGACGACATGCGCGGGGCGCGGATCGTTCACCGGAGCGACGGCCGGCTTGCCTTCAGCCTGCGTAATGAGCGGTTGCAGCTTCGCCCAGCGGCGCGGGCTCTCTTTCGCGAGCAGCTTTTCGGCGCTCGTCGGACTGATCACTTTGAAGGTGTACATCTCGTCCGCCTTCAGACGCATGGACTTGAGCGCGGCTTCGGCCTCGTCCTCGCTCGTCCAGGCGCGCGAGCCGCGCTTGCCAAGCACAAGCTTGTAGCCGGGCACTTCGTTGCCGGCGAGGAGCTCGGCATGCGCATGCTTGCGCACGGCGCTGCACCAGTCTTCGATGAGGTCTAGGTGCGGCAGCAATGTAGCGATGCGCTCGTTGTCGCTGGCGGCGACCTGGCCGATCGGATCGCCTAGCTTGATATCGGACACGTCCACGAAGTCACCGGCCACGGTGTCCAAGGCGTGCTGCGCGAGCTTCGGGCAGATCGCCTTTGCTTTGCAGAACCGGCACTGCTCCTCGCCGGGGCGCAGATGGTGGATGACCGCCTCCGGGTGCTCGCCGCGCAGCACGTTAAGCGCGTGCGTCGCGCGCTCCTTGGCGTGCTCGGCGAACTTCCGCAGCTCAGCGACGGTGCAATCCCATTCACTAGGGGCTGTACTGACGCGCGGCTGGTGGATCACGATGCGCACGCGCTTGGGCGAATAGCCAAGGAGCATTACCAGCTCCAGCGCGCCCAGCGCGTAGAGCTGACCCTGCTTGTTGTTCTCTGCGCTCACCAGCACGCCACGGCCGAACTTCAGGTCGATGACGATGACCTCTTCGCCATCGGCCGTGACCACGATGGCGTCGCTCGTACCTTCGGCGTTCGTCTCGCCCGTGACGTGTCCGATCGGCACGCGCTGCTCAACCAGCAGCTCATGGCCATCGGCGTACTGACGCACGATGTCGATGTAGCACTGCACAGGCTCGGCCATCTCGGCCGTGAAGTGGATCGGTTGCCCGTCGACCTCGTGGGGCCCGATGAAATCGGCAGCCGCGGCGCCCTCGCGCAGGCACATTGCGGCGATGATGTGCGCGCACGTACCCTCACGGGCGAAATCGCTGGACTCGTTGGGCAGTGGCGCTTCCATGGCGACGCTGCCGGGGCAGACGAGCCAGCGATGCGCGGCTGACGGGGAAAGGAGAGCGTGTGAGGCTTCGCTCATGCCGGCACCTCTTCCAGCGTGCCGGTCTCGCCCACGCGATAGAGCGTGTCCGGCTTGATGCCGTTTTCGCCGACGACGCCGACGGCGATTCGTATCTGCTTGCCGTCCTTCCAGGCGAGTGCGAACGCGCCATGCTTGCCAGCGCTTGCGATGCCGCCCAATCCTGCGGACATTGCGACCGAACAAGTGCCTGACGCGGCGAGCCGGCTGTAGGCCCCTGACGCGGCGAGCCGGCTGTCGTCCCCTGACGCGGCGAGCCGGCTGTAGGCCCCTGACGCGGCGAGCTGGCTGTAGGCCCCTGAC